GCCTGACTTTAAGGTATCAACTGAATATTATCAGGTGGAAAATGGTCATGACAGAATGGGACTTGGTGATCAGGACTCATATTTCTGGAAAACTGTTCAAGATAAAAAGAGGGAAATCAATGATCTTGTAGATCCTCTTTAAATTTTTTAAAAACCCCTATAAATAAAGACATATCATAGTGTCTAGATCATGCCTGTTCAAAGGGTAAGTAAACCTTTTAAAGATATAAGTGCTACTTTTCAAACAAATCCTTTGAACAGTGATCTTATTGCGTTAAAAAATTCAAATGCAATATCAAGATCAATTCGTAATTTAATATTAACTGTACCTGGTGAAAAACCATTTCAACCAGATTTAGGTTCTGAAGTGTATGATTCATTATTTGATCAGTTAGATCAAATTACAGCAACATCAATACAATCACAAATTGAAAATACTATTATAAAGTATGAACCTAGAGTTAAATTAACTAGTGTTGATGTAAAATCAAATATTCCTAATAATGCTTTTGATGTCTTAATTACTTATGAAGTCATTGGTGTTGATCTTCCAACCCAACAAATTAGTTTCGCATTAGAGCTCACTAGGTAAATGCCTTTAGTAAATTTCAGCAATCTAGATTTTAATCAAATCAAAACATCCTTAAAGGATTACCTTCGTGCGAATTCAAACTTTACTGATTATGATTTTGAAGGTTCTAATCTTTCAACTATAATTGATTTGTTAGCATATAACACATATATCAATTCATATAATGCTAACATGGTGACCAATGAAGTCTTCATTGATAGTGCAACATTAAGAGAGAATGTTGTATCACTGGCAAAGAACATTGGTTATACACCAAGACCAAGAAGATCTGCAAAGGCATTAGTATCATTTGCTGTTGATGTTAGTGGTACAACAACTGTTGCTGTTACCTTGAAGAAAGGAATTGTTGCAACCACTGCTGCAACTTTTGCTGGTGAAAGTTTTACTTTTTCTATTCCAGAGGATATTACAGTTGGTGTAGATGATAGTGGATTAGCATTGTTTGATTCTATCACAGTATATGAAGGTGTGTATATTGAAGAGTCTTACAATGTAAATTCAAGAACACCTAATCAAAAATATACTCTAAGCAATAGTGGTATTGACACTAATTTAATTAGAGTAAATGTACAGGATTCACCAAACTCAACAATTGTTAGAAAATTTACACAATCAAAAGGATTGTTTGATATAAAGAAAGACTCACCTGTATTTTTTCTACAAGAAGTAGATAATGAAAGATATGAGATTTTATTTGGTGATGGTATCTTTGGATTACCTGTTGAAGAACCAAATGTAGTTAAAGTTGGATATATTGTATCTAATGGTGAAAGTGGAAATAATCTATCAAGACTGTCTTATTCTGGTCAATTAGTTAATAATAATGGTGGTTCAATTACAACAAATATTACTACAATGTTTGTTGATCAACAAAGTTTTGGTGGTTCTGAAATTGAAAGTGTAGAATCAATTAAAAAATATGCACCACAAATTTATTCTTCACAAAATCGTGCAGTTACAGCAGTTGATTATGAAGCAATGATTCCAAAGATTTATCCTGAAGCAGAATCTGTATCTGCTTTTGGTGGTGAGGAACTCACTCCTCCAAAATTTGGAAGAGTATTGATAGCAGTAAAACCAATTAATGGTGTGTTTCTTTCAAGCACAGTAAAGAATGACATTTCAAGACAATTAAAAAAATATTCTGTTGCTGGAATTATACCTGAGATTGTTGATTTAAAATATCTTTATGTAGAAACTAATTCATTTGTATATTATAATGAGAATAAAGCACCAAGTGCAACAACAATAACTGGTTCCTGTAGAAATAATATTAATTTATATGCAGATTCATCAGAGTTAAATAAATTTGGTGCAAGATTTAAGTATAGTAAATATCAAAATGTTTTAGATAATAGTCATGTTTCTATAACATCTAATATTACAACTGTAAATATGCGCAGAGATCTGCAAGTTGTGTTAAATGCATTTGCAGAATATGAAATTTGTTTTGGAAACAGATTCCATATCAAGAATCATGGTCATGGAACACATGGTGGTGAGATTGGTTTCAATATTAAATCATCTGGTTTTAAAGTTGCAGGTATTTCTGATACAGTTTATCTGGGAGATTCTCCAGATCAAACATTGAAGAAGGGCACAGTGTTCCTGTTTAAATTAAATTCTGATACTGAATTTGTAATTGTTAAACAAGATATTGGATCAATTGATTATGTAAAAGGTGAAATTATGTTGTCACCAATTAATATCATTTCTACTGTAGTAAATAGAGGTGAGGCACTAATTGAAATATCTGCCACACCCTATTCTAATGATGTAATTGGTAAACAGGATCTTTATCTACAACTTGATAAATCTAATGTTTTCATTAATGCTGTGACAGATGAAATTGCATCTGGTGATGATATTTCAGGAAGTAACTATATTGTTAGTTCTTCCTACTCAAATGGAAAACTTGTTAGAGGTAAAGAAATTATTTCATCACCCTCTACTATATCAACTACTACACAATCAAGCACAAGTACCACTCCAAATATTCAACAAAATACTGTAACAGTAATTTCTGGTATGGATGGTACTACAACTACATATCAGAATGGAGTATCTAATACATCTAGTGCTGTATCAACTCCAAGTACAAGTTCATCAAGTACAAGTTCATCAAGTTCATCAGGTTCATCTTCAGGTTATTAATAAGAAATGGCGGTAGATAGAGTACAAATTCAGGATGTATTATCATCCCAGATTCCTTCCTATGTACAGGATGATTTTCCTTTACTTGTAGATTTCTTAGAAGAGTATTATATTTCTCAAGAAACACAAGGTGGATCCCTTGACCTTATTGAAAATCTTGATCAATATGTAAAAGTTGATGAACTTACAAATCTAAAGACTGAGGCATTATTGGGTGCTGATCTCAGTGCAGTTTCAACAACCATTACTCTTTCTGCTGATACTAATTTTACATATCAATTCCCTGAAAAGAATGGTCTAATTCAAATAGATAATGAAATAATAAAATATAGCAGTAAAACTGCAACCACATTAGAAGGTTGTGTAAGAGGTTTTAGTGGTGTTACCCAATATATTAATACACTTATACCAGATAAACAAACATTTACTTCTACTTTACCTGCAACACATAAAACAGGTGCTACTGTTAAAAATCTGAGCGTTCTTTTCTTACAAGAATTCTTCACAAAGTTGAAGACACAAATTGTTCCAGGATTTGAAAATAGAACTCTTGCTTCAAAATTAAATAAAAAGAATTTTGTTATTGGTGCTGATAGTTTTTACAAATCAAAAGGCACAGATGAATCATTTAAAATTTTGTTTAAAGCAATTTATGGTGTTGATGTAGATATTATTAAACCAAATAATTTTCTAATTAGACCTTCTGATGCAAATTATGTTGTCAGTCAAGATTATGTTGTAGAAAAATATGTTGGTGATCCTCTTAATCTCAAGAATAGAACAATATTTCAAAACTCAACTAACTCAAGAGGCACAGTAACAAAAGTTGAAAAACTAAATGTAGATGGTGATTTTTATCAAATTTCTATTGATACTGGATATCAGCGTGATATTGATGTAAATGGAACAATATATGGAAAGTTTGAACCAAATTCAAAAACAATTCTTATCAATAACGTAAGTATTGGATCAACAATAATAGATGTTGATTCTACTATAGATTTTGAGTCATCAGGTTCTCTTTCACTTATTGATGATAATGGTAATGAGTTTATCACAAACTACACTGATAAGAATCTAACTCAATTTATTGGATTAACTACAACAACATCAACTTTCACAAAAGGAGTTGATGTTAGAAAGAATGATTTTACATTTGCAAACATTTCAGCAGATGAACAGATAAAAGTAAGAATTCTTTCTACTCTACAAGAAATTGAATATAATGGAGAAAATTTTGGATTAAGTGTTGGAGATAGAATTAGTTTAAAGACTATTGGTGTAGAAGATAATACAATTAAATCTGATTGGTTTTATAATGTAAAATCTAAACTTAATATTAAATCTATATCACTTACCAATCCAAGCAGTAACATATACACAATTGAATTTTTTGAAGATCACAATTTAGTGGTAGGATATAATGTTGAGGTAACTGATGTAAACTTAAATGCAATTAAATTTGGCAAAGTAACATCTATTAATTCAAATAAAAATTTAAATGTAAAGTTAACAACATCAATTCCAACTAACACTTTAAGTAATGCATTTACACTGGAAAATCAAACCCTTAAAGGTAATTCAGAAAAATTATCTATTGACAGTATAAATGCAAATGTCCTTAATGCATACAAAAATAATGGCAAATATTTAATAGCATCTAATAGTGTTCCAAATTATGATGATGAAATTAGATGTGATAATAAAACATTTTTGTTTAGTGGTTCAGCAAATTTTGATATTTTAAAAATTACTAATGGTCAGGATCATGGTTTATATAATGGTGATTCTGTTTACTATAACAAAAAGGTAACTACTACATCTAGTTCCTCTGATGCACAAATTTTTGTTGATACAACTATTGATGGTTTTAGCAATCTAGAAGAAGGTGTTTATTTTGTAAAGAGAGAAAGTGCTTTTTCTATCAAGTTATCAAAAAGTAAATCAGATTTATATAATAATAAATTCGTAGTTCCTGAAGGAACTGTAACAGACAATAAATTTACTTACTATCCATTTTTTGAACAACCACTTTCTGGTCAAAAAATTTATAGAGAAATTGATGAACCAATTCAAGAGGCAGGTTCATTTACAACAAATCCTGGAAAAACTGGTATATTAATTAATGGTGTAGAAATAGACAACTATAAATCATCTGATGTTATTTTTTATGGCGGATTAAAATCATTTGAAATAACAAGTCCTGGTAAAAATTATGATGTAATTAATCCTCCTGTAATTAATGTTACTGATGGATCTGGAACTGATGCTACAGGATCAGTATCAGTTTCTGGATCAGTTGCTGAATTGAGAATTATCAATAAGGGTTTTGATTATCTTGAAACTCCTGTTGTAACTATTGATGGAGGTAATCCTAAAACTCCAGCAAAAGCAGAAGTTAATTTAATTGATGTTGATCATTCTATCCCATTTGAAGCAGGTATTGTTTTTAACAATCTTGATGGTGGTGTAGATCTTACAAATAATATCATAGGATTCTCAACTTTTCACAATTTAAGAGATATTGAGCAAGTAACATACAATACCACAAAAAATCCAGTTGTTGGTCTAGGAACTAATCAAGTTTATTTTGCTAAAGTTATTGATGGTACAAGGATAAAATTATTCTCTTCATTTAATGATGCAAATTCTGGCATCAACACAGTTAATCTTACATCTGTTGGTAATGGCACACAAGTATTCTCTACAGTTGAAAGAAAAAAAGTTGTAAGCAATATTATTATTTCAGATAGTGGTTCTGAATACAAAAATCAAGAAAGAACAATTGTTTCAAGTGGAATCAGTACATCACTGAATAAATTTACAATTAAAAATCATGGTTATAATACTAATGAAATTATTCAATACACTCCAAAAGGAACTTCTATAACTGGAATTACTTCTGAAACTGATTATTATGTTGGAAAAATAGATGATGACAATTTTAATCTCTATCAATTAGGGACTGGTTCTTTAGAAAAAAGATATTATATTGATAACAATATCATAGTTGATATTACAAAAGTAGGAGATGGGTGTTTCAATTATAAACCCATTACAGTAACAGTTTCTGGCAGAGTTGGGGTTAATACGTCTTTTGGACAGAATATAGATTGCACATTACAACCTATTATTAGAGGTAGTATTACAAGTGCAGATGTAAACAATGAAGGTGTTGGTTATGGATCATCTGAAATACTTAACTTTGATAGAAAACCATCTGTAACTTTAAATAGTGGTAAAAATGCACAACTTACTCCAATTATTGTAAATGGATCAATAGTAGAAGTCATTGTTAATAATGGTGGTAGTGAATATAATTCACCACCAGATTTAATTGTTTCTGATGGTAGGTATTGTAAATTAACACCTATTATTTCAAATGGTTCAATTGTGTCTGTTATTGTTGTATCTGGCGGAATTGAATATAAAAATGATTCTAATATTACCATTATTCCTGCAGGAAATGATGGTTCTATTTCTGCCAACATAAACCAATGGGTAATTAATAAATTTGAGCAAAAATTTAATAATTTAACTGATGATGATTGTATTATTACTAATGGTACACTTGATGGGACAACCCAAATCGCACATCTATATTCTCCTAGAAATATTAGAACATCAGTATATGGCAAAAAATCAAATGGTGTAATTCAATATCAGCATCCAGACTTAAAACAATTAGATGGTATAGAGATTGAATCTAAATATCACTCTCCAATTATTGGTTGGGCTTATGATGGAGCTCCAATTTATGGTCCATATGGATATGATAGGCCAGATGGTGGTGTTGTAAGAAGGATGGTAAGTGGTTATGAACAAGTCATTTCATCTAATAGACCTCCTTTAAACTTGTATCCTCTTGGTTTCTTTGTTAATGATTATCAATTTACTGATTCTGGTGACTTAAATGAATCAAATGGAAGATTTTGTGTAACACCTGATTATCCAAATGGTAGATTTGTTTATTTCTCAACTATTTCAGAAACCTCTGAAAGCACAGGTCCATTTAAAAATTTCAAAAAACCACAATTCCCATACTTAATTGGTAATACATTTCAACATAAGGAAAATATTTTCAATTATAAAAAAACATCCAATCATGTTGATTATGATTTAGTCAAAAATAATTGGAGGAGAATTACAACACCATATAAAATTAATTCTATATTTGGTGGTTATGACTATATCTTTAATTCAAATAATATTAAAGAACAAGTTATTGAAATAACTAGCGTTTCAACAGGTAGTGTGGACTCTGTTGGTGTATTCACTGGTGGTTCAAATTATAAAATTAATGACAAAGTTGTTTTTAAGGGTGATACATCTGGTAAAACAGCAAGAGGTGTTATTAATAAAATTGGTGGCAAACAAGTTGATTTTGTTAACATTGATACCACCTCATTTAGTGATATTGAATTCTTGAACGCAGGTGCTTTTAATAAATTTGTTGGGTTTATGACTGCACCTCATAATTTAAAAGATAATACTAGATTAAAAATTTCTGGTTTATCTAATTATTTTCCAGGATTAGATCAATATTATAATGTTGGTGTTAATACTGGATCTTACATTCTTCTTAATAATGTAGAGTCTTCATCAGTAACTGGTATTGTTACATATTTTGAAGTGGGTGGTGCTTTCCAATATCCATTTATGAGACCCAATGATATTATTAATATTGAATCTGAAAAAATAAAAGTTCTGAATAGTGATCCACTTAATAATAGAGTAAGAGTTTTAAGAGCGCAAGAAGGAACAACTGGTGCTGCTCACACTGGAAATGTAAAACTTTTCCAAGATTCTAGATCATTCTTAATTAATGTTGGAGCAATTAAAACCACTAAAATTTTAAAAACTAATACAGAATTATATTTTGATCCAAATGAAGCATTAGGGATTGGAAGTGAGACAACTGTTGGTGCAGGAAAGACTATTGTCTTCTCAAATCCAGGAGCAGGTATCACAAATATATTTGTGCCAGAACAACAATTGTTTATTCCTAATCATAAATTAAAAGTCAATGATACTGTAACTTATAATACAAACACTGGTGATTCAATAGAAGTTTGGACTGGAAGAACTGGAATTGCAAAAACCTCATTAAGCAAGTTCTCAACACTTTTTGTAGCTCCCTTTAATGATAATTTAATTGGATTATCATCTACTAAAGTTGGATTAACTACATCAGGTTATGTTGGAATTATTGATAACACAGTTGGTTTATTGTATTTTACTGGAGTTGGAACTGGTGCGTATCATAGTTTAGTTACTAACTTTGATGATGTTGTAAAAGGAACTGCTCAGAGGACTGATGTAACTGTATCAACTGCTAGTTCTCATGGACTTAGAAAAGATGATAATGTTATTTTCTCATTGAATGCAAAAAATGAAACCACTATTGATGTCAGATATAATGACTTTAACAGAAGAATAGTATTTGATCCTCAAACATTTGCAGCATCTGGTGTTAATACTACTACAAATACAATTGATGTTGTTGAAAATGTTTTTAAAACTGGAGATAAAGTAATTCATTCATCAAATTCACCCTCTGGTGGTTTAACTAATGAAAAAATGTATTATGTTTATATGGATTCTCCAACAACATTAAAATTTGTTGAAGATAAATTTGAACTGAATAAAATTTCACCAAACTTTGTAAATATTACTAGTGCTGGCATTGGCACTATATCAAAAATCAATCCAAGTGTACCTGCATTTTCAAATATAAAATTTGATTTGTCAGATGAATCATTATCATTTATTTCTAATTCAATAAAGTATCCTGCATTTAAAGTAGAGATCTTTACTGATTCATTGTTTATTAATCAATATCTAACTTCTAATGAAGATGATGATTTTAATGTAAAGACATCAGGTGTTGTTGGAACAGATGGACAACTTACAATTGATATAAAAGATATACCATCAACTCTTTATTATAAATTTAGTAATGTTAATAAATCATTCATCTCACAAAATAAAAAATTAGTAGTTGATGATGATGTTGTTTCTAACAATACAATATTTAAATCTAAATCATTGATAGATGGTTCATTCTCAATTACAGGAATTGGAACTACAACTTTTAATTTTGATCTTGACAACACATCTCCCATTTCAAATTACGATAGGACAACTGCAGAACCTGAATACACAACTACATCAAAAACTGCATTTGGTTCTATAAAAAATGTTGATTTAGTTGATAATAACTATGGATATAAAACGCTACCTGGGATATCATCAATTAAAAGTGACATTGGTTCTGATGCTATTCTTTTTGCTGAGTCAAAATCTATTGGTGTAATTCAAAATCAAAAGTTTCAATCTAATAATATTGGTTGGAACTATCCTACTGATAAAACTCTCAAACCAACTGCAAATATTCCAGAAATTGTTGAGGTAAATCCACTTGCATCATTTGAAAGAATAGGTATCACCACATCAGGAAAAGATTATCTTGTCCCTGCAACTCTTGTAGTAAGAGATGGATATACTGATGAAATTGTAGATTGTGTTTTAAATTATGAATTAGGTGATACAAATGTAGAAATTGTTTCTAACTCTAAAGGATTCTATCCAATAAGTCCCAGAATTATAGCAACTAAAAATTCTAATGGATTTGAAATTGGAAGTATTGCAGTAACAGGAACTACAGTCAGATTAAATCTTACTAATCAATTTAATAGTAATGATGAATATCCTTTCTCAATTGGAAATAATGTATATGTTGAAGGTATAAACATTGGTGTTGGAACAACTGGTAAAGGATACAATTCTGAACAATACAAACACAAATTATTTGAAACTGTTGGTGTAAAAACTAATGCTGGTGGTTCAGGTGCATATGTTGAATATACAATGAAAGATAATCTTAGTCAGAATGAAATTCTTGGTAATGTAATATCACTTAACTCTGCAAGAGTAATTGCAGAATCACAACTACCAATATTTGAACCAATATTAGGAAAAAATAAATTCCTTAATGATGAATCTGTAAGTTGGAACTCAAGTTCTGGTATTGTAGAGGACTACAATCAAGATACAGATATTCTTAAAATTAAAACATCAAATGATTTATCAATTGGTGATATTATTACAGCAGATTCTTCTAAGACAAGAGGAATTGTTGTTAAGAAATGGGACTTTATTGCAGATGTAAAAACTGGTGCTGGAACAACAATTAATTATGGTTGGATAGATGATATTGGTGTATTAAATGACAGTCTCCAAAGAATACCAGATAATGATTACTACCAGAGATTTTCATATGCACTTAAATCACCAGTTCCATTTGATAAATGGGATAATACTGTTGGATCACTAAACCATACAGCAGGATTTAAAAAATTCTCAGATTTAGTTATAACAAGTCAATCTGAGAGTAATCTAACACCATTTGTTAATGATTCTGAATTGTCATTTATTGTTGATTGTATTGGAGAGGGTGATTTAAATTGTGTGTATGATTTTGATATTGCAAAGGAAAATATTTACAATGTTAATGGTGAAAGATTTTCTGATACAATTTTCTTAGAAAATGTTGTTCTAACTGACTTTTTTGAATCACAAGGAAATAGAGTTTTAAGTGTTGATAACATAAGTCATCTTTTTAACAGCACAGTTAGACCAGAAGCTTTTTCTAATATATCTAGTTTTGAACCTGGCGTAAAGTTTGTTAAATCATTGTTCCTTGTTCAAGATACAACGTTTACAGATGAAAGGCAGTTCCAAATTACAACTGCTGTAGTTGATGATGATGCTTTTGCATATATGACAAGTTATGCAAACTTATATACTTTCCCAGATTTAGGGTTCTTTGATGTTAATGTGTCTGATACTGAATGGAATTTTGTATTCCATCCCAATAAATTTTTGAATAATAATTATTTTGTCTCATCATTCTCATTTGCCTTTGAACCTACAGCAAGTGGTGTTGCAATAACTTCATTTGGTGATATTGTTCACTATGAAAGTCAAGAAGTAAATGTTGCAACTGCAACAACCACTAATATTGTTTCTGTGGGAACAAGTTTCAGATCTCTAAAAGTTATGAATCTTTTAGTTACTGGTGATGAATATCATTTTGCAGAACTTAATATTATTCACAATGGTAGTGATGTTTCTTTTGTTGAATATAATAACATTGATGAAAATACAGATATCTCATATGGTGGTGGTATAGGAACTTACAGTGCTGCAATCAGTGGATCTAATATTCTTCTTAAGTTCCATCCAAATGCTGGTATTGCAGCAACTTCATATAGTCAAATAGTTAATACTGTTAGAGGGACTAGTTCTCCTGGTATTACAACAATGAACACTGCTAGAATTGGTAGTGCTTATACTTCAATTGCCTCCTCTGGTTCTCCTACTGCACATGTAGTTTCAAGTTATGATACAAGATCTATTTCTGAAAAATACAGCGCATCTTATCAAGTTATCACTGTAGAGGATACTGCAAATAACAAACATGAAATGTTTGAATTAGGAGTGATAAACTCACTTACAATTCCAACACAGGGAATCACACCATATGGAATTGTAGAAACTGATTCATCTCTTGGAACAGTTGGTATAACAACAACTGGTGATTTAGTACAGATTACTTATACACCTAATCCAGGAATTGCTGTTGAAGTAAAGTCTTTCTTTGTTGATCTTAGAGAAATCTTCCCAGATGTTACTGATAATAAGATTGATCTTGATGATGGATACTTTAAAGCACAAACAGGCAATTATTTTGGCACAAGAAACTCTGTCAGAACTAATTTTAATTTAACACACAAAGGTGATCCAATTTTTGAAAGGCAATTTGATGGTTCATCAACAACTGTTGTTAATACAACAACAAATCAAATCAGTTTACCTAATCACTTCTTCCAAAGTGGTGAGGCAATCAAATATGTTGTTACTGGAACTGATCAAAGAATTGGAATAGTTACAACTGATTTTGGTGGTAGTGTTGGTTCAACCTCTTTACTACCAACTGATTTATTTGCAATTAAAGTAAATGATGCCTTGATTGGATTTGCAACTAGTCCAACTGATGCACAAGCAATAAATCCATCCTTTATTCAGTTTAATGGTGTTGGAGTTGGTAATTCACACTTTATCACATCAACCAAGCAAACAAGTAAAATGGTTGTGTCAATTGACAATATGATTCAAGCACCAATTGCTAAAACTGGTATTGCTGCTACTTTATCTCAAGATGTTATATTCCAAACACAGTTTGCTACAAGTGGAATAACATCAATATCATCTAATGATATTATTAAAATTGATGATGAATTCATGAGAGTAACATCTATTATTGGTTCTGGAACAACTATATTTGTCCAGAGACCTATTCTTGGGACTCAAATTGGCATTCATAGTATTGGTGCAACTATTGAGAAATTTGTTGGTAATTTTTCAGTTACAAATAATACACTGAATTTTGTAAACGCTCCATTTGGTAATGTTCCCATTGGATCTACAACAAATCCACCTGATGAAAGAGATTTTACAGGAATTACTACAAGTTCTACTTTTAGTGGTAGAGTTTTAACAAAGAGAGGAGTTACATCATCAACAACTGAAACATATAATAATAACTTTGTTTTTGATGATATATCACATCAATTTACTGGTATTACAAGTGAATTTATTTTAAAATCAGATAATCAAAATGTAAGTGGTATTTCCAGTAATTCTTTAATACTTGTTAATAATATATTTCAAACGCCACAAGGTGCAAATATAAATGAAATTGGTGAATATCAAAACTTTGAAAGTGCTAGTGCTGGTGTAACTACTATAAGATTTAACACAAATTCTGGTACACCCACTGGTCATGACCAGAATCTTGGGGGTCTTCCAATTGGGGGATTGATTGTTTCTGTTGGTTCATTTGAAGGTTCTGGATATCAACCTCTTGTTAGTGCAGGTGGAACTGCTGTTATATCTGCTGGAGGCACTGTTCAATCAATTAGTATTGGTAATAGTGGTTCAGGATATAGGACAGGTGTTGTAACAGCATACAATGTGGGTGTGCAGACATATAATGGTGTTTTACCTGTCTTAACTCATGTTGGCACTGCAACAATTAATAATGGTCATGTGACAGGTTTTAATATTACAAATGGAGGAGTTGGATTTACAAGTTCTAATCCACCTGTTGTTGTAATTGATGAACCACTTAGTTATTCAAATATTCCTCTTGTTTATTCTTCATCTTCATCAGGTGTTGGAACTCAAGCAAGTGTAAATGTTAAAGTTGGTCAAGGATCTAGTATTATTGAGTTTGAAATTAATAATTTTGGATACGCATTCAAGAGAGGTGAAATACTTACAGTGCCTGTAGGTGGTGCCACTGGTATTCCAACAGATACATCTATTGCATTCAGTGAATTCCAAATTTCAATTCAAGATACCTATAGTGATATTTTCCATGGATATTCTCCAGGTGAATTCCAAGTATTTGATAGAATAGATGACAAATTTGATGGACAAAAGAAAGTATTCCCATTAACACTTGAGAATGAACCAATCTCTATTAGAGCAGCTAGAGATTCCTCTATTGAAGTTGATCAAACCCTCTTTGTCTTTATAAATGATATTCTTCAAACTCCTGGAGAATCTTACTTCTTTGAAGGTGGAAGTCAGATTACATTTAATGAAGCACCTAAAGGACGTGGTTCAGGTGTTCCAGAAGGTGACACATCAAGAATTTTGTTCTACAAAGGAGCAGGTGATACTGATGTAGTATTTAAAGATATTTTAGAGACAATTAAGATAGGTGATACTGTTGAATTGAATCCTAATATTGATGATGATCAAGGTATAATTTTTGATCAGAATAAGAGGGTTGTAACAGGAATTGTAAAAACAAATGCATATCCTGGACCTGGACTTACTGATGATGAAACTGTTAAGAGACCTTTAACTTGGTGTAGGCAAACAATTGACAAAAAAATAAATGGTCAATTTATTGGCAAAGATAGGCCAAAATATGAACCTAATATTTTCCCTGCTGCTTATCTAACAACTCCAGTTGGAATAAATTCAACTGAAGCATATGTAGATAGTGTGAGGCCATTGTTTAATGTTGCAAATGAATCATTTAATACTGCATTCCAAAACTCAGTAACACTAATCTCACAAAATGCATTTGAGGGTGCTGTTGCTACTGCTACTGTTTCTACTGGAGGGACTATATCAACAGTATCTGTTACTGATGGTGGATTGGGATATGATTTTACTCCCACAGTCACTATTGCAGGTATTGGTACATTAGGCACTCAGGCTACTGCTACTGCCTCTGTGACAGCAGGAGTAGTTACAAGTGTTACTATTACTAATGGAGGAACTAATTACTCCACACAACCTCTGGTTTTGATCCAACCACCAAGAATAACAAAAGAAACAATTAATGTTAATTCTTATTCAGGTGATTATGGTGTAATTGTAGGTGTTGGAAGCACAAATGTTGGATCACAAAAACAATTGTTCTTTGATGTTTATATTCCAACTGATT